TGGAATAACATATAGTTGCCGGTCAAGAAACGCAACGATAACACTTGAAAAATATTGGGGAGACCTTAAGCCTAGCAGAAAAGAGCTTGCTCTTACCGCATTTCATGAAGTTGCCGAATTGGTATTGGCTAAACTTCGTGACATGTCAGGTATAATATCTGGTCCGTACGACAACGAAAGTGTTGTTGATGCAGAGATTCATAAAGTAATATATATATTCCAAAATGCGATGCTTAATGAGTCTTTTAAAGATAAATAAACAGGAACAGGGATTTAGTGCCTTAAATGGATAATATGACTATACAGGTTGGCGATGATCAACTTGAAAAAGAAATTCTAAAAAAGCTCATAGTTGCAGAGGAAAAGAAGAAAAGATATGAGGACACAAATCTATTAGAATTTTTTAACACGCCAAAGTTACCAGCGAATCCGAAGCAGCTTGAAATATTAGAGGCTTGGAAAGAAAGGCAGTACAAAGTATTCACATACACTGGAGGAAATCGGTCTGGGAAAACTAGTATTTTGGTGGTGATGTGTCTTTCAACAATGTTTGGAAAATGGCTGTGGAGTGGGGAGAAGATATGGTTTCCACATACGTAGTAGCCGGTGACTGGGAAAAATCAGTCATGCAGGTAATACAGCCAGAGCTTCATAAGTGGTGGCCCTCAAAAAGGCCAGTAAAGATAAAACACAATAATGTTGGGGCAGAGGCACATTGGACCGATTTAGAAACAGGAAGTACCCTTGAAATAGTTAGCAACAACCAGGATCCAGATCTTCATGAAGGTTGGTATGGTGATCTTCTCGCTTTTGATGAGCCGCCCAGAAGGCAAATACGAATTGCAAATGCGCGTGGTTTGACGGACAGACTTGGAAAAGAGCTATTCTGTATGACGCTGCTAAAAGAAGCGTGGGTTAATACAGAGGTTATAAGGGCGAAAGAACCTGATGGAAAGCCTAGCAAGCGCATATTTAATGTTCATACAGAAATATATGATAACCTTGGATATGGCATTACCCAAGAGGGTGTTGACGATTTTGCAAGTAAACTTACCGATTCCGAGAAAAGGATTAGACTTCTCGGGATACCATCGTACATGGAAGGTCTTGTATATCCTGACTTTTCTTCAAGTTACAAGAATAAAGGCGGTCATATTGTAGAAAGATTTAAAGTACCGCTTAACTGGATTGTTGACATCGGGATAGATGTTCATCCGAGAGAAAGAAACGCTGTTCTATTTGTGGCGACAAGCGAAAGAAGCGAAAGATATGCATGTGATGAGATATGGGATCATGGTGATGGAACAGCAATCGGGTCCGAGATTATAAAAAAAATCCTGTGGAACGGGTATAGGGTTGGTAGAATAATAATAGATCCATTAGCAAAAGCGGATGGGAATGCCGATGCAGAACTTGGCAATATCGGAAAAACAACATTTGAAAAGATAGCTACCATTCTTGCTTTACACAATTATGTCTTAGAGGTCGGATCAAAAGCAAAAGATTCTGGTATACAAGAAGTAACCACGCACCTAAAAGGGCCTAATAATGAGCCTTCAATATGGTTTTTTGATGATTTGATAAGAACGCTATTCGAAATTGAGAACTATATGTGGGATAAAGAAACACAGAAAGCTATGAAAGAAAATGATCACATGATGGAAAACCTATATAGAGTGCTATTGCTTAATACGAAATATGAACCACCTAAAGAAAGATATGAAGATCCTGAACCTGAAATAATAAATACAAGATGGGCGGTACATTAATCCATGGCTGACTATATCTCAGAAACAAAAGAGCAAAAAGAATCTGGTACTCTAAACTATCTCAATTCTTTGTTTTTATCTAAGAATATTGCAGACGGACTTGAAAAGGATCTTCTTACGAAGATGTCTACAGCGGTTTTGGAGGACTATAGAACAGATGTTAAAAGCAGAGAAGATTGGGATGAAATATATAAAATAGCATTAGACTTAGCGAGGCAGTTGCCGGAAAATAAAACATATGCCGGTGAGAGGGTAAACAATGTAAAATATCCCCTCATATCAACAACATCTCTTCAGTTCCAGGCAAGGGTTATGCCTAATGTGGTTAATGGAAATGATGTTGTAAAATGCCGGGTTATAGGGAAAGATCCAAAAAACCTCAAAGCTTCCAAGGGAAACAGAATATCAACTCATATGAGCTACCAGATTCTTGAGCAAATGGAATCGTGGGTTGATGATATGGATAAGCTCTTGATGGTTCTTCCGATATCTGGATGTATCTTAAAGAAGACATTCAAGAGCCACGCTACCGGAGACCCTAATTCAATAACTCTTCTGCCTGACGAATTTGCTGTAAACTATTATGCAAAATCGGTTGAGAATGTTCCAGTTACTCACATATACGACCTTATGCCCAACGAGGTTGAAGAGAGAATAAGAAGTGGCGTTTTTATAGATTATGATTATGATAAATCCACAACTTCCGGCGAAACCGAAAAGCCCAAGCACAATGAAAAAAGTGCAATAACTTTCTTAGAACAACATACATGGTATGACATAGATGATGATGGATATGAAGAGCCATACATAGTTACAGTTGATGAGAAAACTGAAGAAATTGTAAATATAACGCCAAGGTTCAGGGTTGAGAATATTGAAGCAGACGAAGATGGTAAGATTTTAAAAATAAAGCATGAGCAGCATTTTACAAGATATTTGTTTATGCCATCTTTTGATGGTTCATTTTATGGAATGGGATTTGGGATATTACTTGGGCCATTGAACGAAACAATAAATGCATCAATAAATCAACTACTTGATGCAGGAAATAGGGCTAATCACCAAAGCGGTTTTGTAGGAAATGGCGTTGACATCGGAAGTGGGAATGTTAGGTTTCAAAATGGTGAATGGAAATATGTAAGAACGATTGGGGCAAATTTAAGAGACAGCATTGTTCCTTTGCCAATTACGCAACCATCAACAGTTTTATTTCAACTTCTTAGCTTGATGATAGATGTTAGCAAGGAGCTTTCTGCTGTTACAGATGTAATCAGGGGGGAAACGCCCCCACCGGACGTACCAGCAACAACCACACTCGCAATGATAGAGCAGGGATTAAAGGTCTTCTCGTCTATATATGCAAGAATACACAGATCGTTAAAGTCTGAATTTAAAAAGATAAGAAGATTAAACTCTGTATTTTTAACGGATGAAGAATATAACAGAATAATAGATGAAGAAAAAATCTATGCTGTTGATGAAGACTACGGGGATAAGGGGTTTGACCTTGTTCCCATATCAAGTACAGTTGATGTATCTGATATTCAGAAAATAATAAAAGCAAGGGCTTTGGTTGATATGAGTGCTACTCCGGCTGGAATGAATTTAAACCAAAAAGAAATACAAATAAGGTACTTGGAAGCCCTGCAAATACCGGACATAGAGAAAATTACTACTCCTGAACCTAAGCCAAAACCGGAACCGACCTTTGATCAAATGATGCAACAAGCAGAGCTTGAGATAAGATCCAAAGAGGTTGGTCTTGAAGAGAGAAGGGTTGCAATAGATGAAGAAAAGTTGATATTGGCAAAGGTAAAAGCGCTTCAAGATAATATAAAAACACATGCTGAATCAATGCATATAATAGCAAAAGCTGAATCCCTGGAAAAGGGAGATCAGATTGAAGAATATAATGCCTATACTGAAAGAATATCACGTATAATAGAAGCAAACGAAAATCTGATAAAGGTAATTGAAGAGGGAAGAACAAATGGACCTAACGCAATACCCGCTAACAGAGGAGAGAATACAGTGGTGGAAGAGCCTACCGGAAACACAGATAATATTGGACCGGCTCAACAGGCTCAAATCCCTGCTCAAGGAAATGTTGGGTAACGGGACAACGCTCCATGAAATACCAGGCGTAACTCAGAGAGAGACAGCAATGAACGTAGGGTATATAAAGGGGTTGAACGAGATCTTAAAGATCAGTTTCGATAGTCTTGAGCTTTTGGAAAAATTAACTAAAAAGCAAGAGGGAGGATAATATGCTAATTCCAGAAGGTCATCGGGTTTTGGTAAAACCCGAACCAGTTAACGAAAAGACAGACAGTGGTTTGTTATATAAACCAGATAGAGCAAGGGATGTTGAGGCAAGGGCGCAAACACATGGGAAATTTATAGATTGTGGACCGAATACAATCTTAACATTTAATAATCACAAACTAAAAAAAGGTGATAAGATTGTGTTTGTAAGATATGCCGGAATCGACATCATAGATCCAGAAGATGATGAAGTATACTGGATAATGAACGATGAAGATGTTCTTGCTGTAGAAACTGATTCAAAGAAAGGGAAGGGTAAATAAAAATGGATAACGAAAAAGAATTAGAAATTAACGATAAAGAAACAGATGCCGCTAAAGAGGCGGTAGAAAGTCTTGCAAAGAAAATGGGGTGGAATCCTAATCATGCCGATGGTGAGTCTGGGAGACCATTTGTTGATGCTGAATCTTTTATATTGAGAAGTAATGAGATTCAGGATACCATGAGAAAACAGCTTAAATCTAACAATGATAAAATAGCAACCCTAGCAGACCAGCTTGATAGCGGAATAAGGTCATTAAAAGAGCACCAAGAACGTGTATTTTCCGCTGAAAAGGAGAGATTGGAATCTGAAATAAACGATCTAAAATCACAAAGAAGGCAAGCTATAAAAGATGGTGAAGCAGACCTTGTTGATAGTATTGACGATAAAATTGATATCGCTAAAAAGAGGATTCCCGTAACGAAACCAACCGACACCCCACAGAAGAGTACAGGTTCTATTCAGCCAGATCCGGCATTCGTTCTATGGCTTGGTAAAAACCCTTGGTATAAGAAAGAGAAGGCAATGACCGCTTTTGCAGATTCGCTTGCATCTGAGTTTAAGGGTGTGCCATATACTGAACTTCTCCCTGTTGTTGATAAACAGATGAGAGAACAATTTCCATTGTACTTTAAAGAAGATAGGCCCTCTTTTACTTCTGGTGATGATCCAACAAGAACACACTCATCCAAAAATAAAAAGTTTACTGCTAAAGATTTAACATTTGAACAAAGAAAATCAATGGATAAGTTTGTTAAAATGGGAGCATTAACCGAGGAGCAGTATGTGGAAGATCTTGTAAAATCTGGCGAATTATCATAAGGAGGAATACCATGGAAGATATAAAATTAAAAAACGGAAATCCGTATCCAACAATACAATCAGCCAGAGCAGCTGTAAGTTATTTTTTATCTAACGACAATATCAAATATATACCTGTAGAAATAGAGGGTGGATTTGGTTTGGTTTTAGATAAAGGGAGCTCTGTTAATACTAATGAAGAAAATGTTATCGGTGGTTCTACTGGCGTTGATAATATATTGTATGATATTAAAGCCAACGAAACGGATGATATTGCAGATATAAATATTCAAAAAGACGAACCCACTAGAAGGCCACCGAGAGTTCCTATCGTTAAAAGGAACGTTCTCACCGCGCCAAAAAAGAAGGGGTTCGTTAGGCGGTTTGTAAATATAGACGAAAATAGAGAGGGATGGGATAGGGTTAGAGAGTTTATGGAGGCAGGTTACAAGGTGGTTGAGGGGGATGTTCAGATAGGGGATAAGAGAATTGTGGCAGAGAGCCAGTTAGGAAAAGCTGTAATAAGAAATGTAGGCCATGGTGTTAAGGCTATTTTGATGGAGCAAAGGCAGGATTGGTATGATGAAGATCAAAAAGAACGTGACGAAAGAAATAAAAAGATCACGTCTGTTGAAATTGCTAAAGCTCGCTCCGGTCTTGATGGAGATATTTTTGTCGAAAACGGGCCGATGCGATATTAAAATTAATGGGAGTTTTTAAAAATGGCTAATTCTGATAAAGCTTCTGGACTTATTCCGGTAATGCACCTCAATGGAAATCCATACAATGGTCAATATAGAATGTATTATGTGCCATCTAGTGATGGTACTGCTTTATATATGAACGATTTGGTGGTTTCTGCCGGTAGTGCTGATACAAGCGGTAAGTTCGCTACAGTAACTAGATTTACTGGTACAGCCCCGGTTCGTGGTGTTATTGTTGGGTTCTCCAACACTCCATACCTTACTGTGGATGTAACAGATCTTACTAGAGTGTACAGACCCGCATCTACTGCAATGTATGTTGCCGTTTGTGATGATCCAGATGTTATATTTGAGTGTCAGGAAGATTCTGACGCTGAAAATATGGAAGCCGGTGATGTTGGCGCAACTGCCGATATTACGGCAACTGCCGGAAGTACAACTACTGGACTTTCTGGTATGGAAATTGACTCTAGTTCAATTTCTGATGTTGCCCAAGATTGTAAAATCCTGGGCTTGGTCGATAGGCCGGATAATGCTCTTGGAGCAAATGCCAAATGGCTTGTCCTTTTAAATAACCACGAACTTCGGGTTACTACTGGTAACTAATTGGAGGTAAATTATGCCTGGTGTTATTACTACTGGATCCTTCGCAAAGTTACTTAAGCCTGGGGTCGAAAGGGTTTATGGTATGAAGTACAATGAATATCCCGTACAACATACCGATGTTTTTGATGTTATGTCTTCTGGCGATGCGTTTGTAGAAGACATGGGAATGGTTGGATTGGGCCTTGCACAAATAGTGCCTGAAGGTCGCGGATTACCGTTTGATACAATGAGTCAAGGTTTTATTGAAAGATATACGCATATTCAATATGCGTTGGGTTTCATTATTACTAAACCTATGTACGATGACGGTCAGGGCGAATTTCAAGCCATTAAAAAGGCTGGACAACTTTTTCTATGAGGCAGACCAAAGAGATTGTTGCTGCAAACGTCCTTAACAACGGATTTACTAACTCTGCTCCGTATCTGCTTGGAGATGGGGTATGTTTGTTTAGCGCAAGCCATCCAAAGAAATCTGGCGGTGTATACTCTAATATACTTGCAACAGCAGCGGATTTAAGCGAAGCTGCATTAGAACAAGCCGATATAGATATTGGCGACTTCACAAACGACAGGGGATTAAAGATTTATGCTAAAGCGATAAAGCTTATAATTCCAAATGCCATGAAGTTTGATGCTGCGAGAATATTGTTAAACACCGAAAATAGACCAGACAATGCTAATAGAGATATTAACGCTATTATAAAAACCGGGAGTTATTCTGGTGGCTTTGGTGTTAATAACTTCTTAACCGATACAAATAACTGGTTTGTAAAGACCGATGTTCCAAACGGAATGACTTTGTATGAAAGAGAGAAAGATAACTTTGGTACTTATGATGATTGGGACACACGCAATGCTAAGTTTGGTGCGTGGATGCGTTTTTCTGTAGGTTGTACGGATAAGATGGGAGTCTTTGGCAGTAATCCTGCGTAACAATTAACCTGTTGGGGTGGTTAAAAGCCACCCCACATTCCAATATGGGGGTTTAATATGTCTTTAGCTAATTATCCTGCCGGATTTGAAGCCGGAATTAATATCAGGGGGATTCCTATCGTTAACGTACACGGTGGAAAAGTTTTCTGGGTAAGTTCCGTTGAGGGTCAATCTGGCAATCCTGGAACTTTTAATAAACCGATCAGTTCCATTTATTACACTGTTTATCGTGATCTTGTTAGGGCCAACAAGGGCGACATTATAATCTGTAAGCCCGGCCACGTTGAAACAATTATTGCTGCCGCTGGATGCCCTCTTGATATTGCCGGTGTCACGATTATTTTTCTTGGTGTTGGCGCTGATCAAGCGTATATCACATTCACAACGTCTACTGGTGCAGATTTAGATATTGATGCTGCAAGTGTTACACTTATTAATCCTAAATTCGTAGCTGGTGTTGACGCATTAACCGGACCAATTGATGTTAATGCTGCCGATTTCAAAATGGTAAATGCAGAATATCATGATGGTACTACAATCAATACAATCGATGCCGTTATAACGGACGAAAATGCTACAAGAATGCAAATTCTTGGGTATAGATTTGTCGATGGCAACGGTGCTGGAACTCAAAAACAATCGCACATACAGTTAAACGGATGCGACAATATCGTTCTTGAAGATGTTGATATCAGGGGTGACTTTGAAGTCGGTAATATTGAGAACGTAACGGATGAAGTTCTGAATGCACGACTTGAAAGAATGTATTTAGAAAATACAAAGGCCGGTGGTGATCCTGCATTGTACTTAGATGCAAATGCTACTGGTATTTGTAAGGACGTGAAGCTTCGTGTTGCAACCGGAACAGCCTATGCTAATAGCTATGCTAAAATGGCATGGGATAATAAGTGTGAGGGTTTCTCTGGTGTATCAGCACCTTCTGGTGATCCCCTTGGTACTGCTCCTGCTGCATCAGGTAGTTTGGATTCTATTTCTTCAGATATTGTTATTGTGCAGTCTGATGTTAAGGTTATTCTTAGCGACTTGACAGCACAACTATCTGATATTGAGTCCGATCTTACCGTTATTGAAGCTGATACGACTGAAATCTTGAGCGATCTTGAGACCATAGGGTCAGACTTAGTTGTTACAATGTCTGATGTTAAATCTATTTTGAGCGATTTAACTGCAAAATTATCAGACATCTCTTCTGATCTTACCGTTATTGAAGCTGACACAACCGAGATTCTAAGTGATCTTGAAACTATAGGATCTGATTTAGTTGTTGTTATGTCTGATACTAAGGTTATCTTAAGTGATTTGACTGCGAAACTATCGGACATCTCTTCTGATCTTACTGCAATTGAAACAGATACAACTGAGGCATTGAGCGATCTGGAAACGATAGGATCTGATCTTGTTGTTTTGGATGGTATTGTTGATAATGTTTATAGCGATACTACAATCATACTTTCAGATATAAAAGCGTTTGTCACAAAATATGTATCTGACATAACTGCTCTCATGTCTGATCTTGTTAAAATTGCATCTGATGTAGCTTAATATAAAACAGTTATTGCACAGTAGTATTTTTATATTGCTGTGCAATAACAAAAGGAACAGGAATGAAAATAGCGCATTTTGCAAGGTTTGCTCCATTTGCATCTGGTCAGTATGGAACGGTGAGGGATTTAATATTAGCTGAAAGATCTATTGGGATAGATGCTCAATTTATAGATTGTGGAACAGATGCTAAGGGAACAATAAGGGTTGGGTTAGAGGATAGGGAAATAAAAACAATGCCATTGGAATGGGTTATGGAAAATGCTGATATAGCAATAAGGCACACATCCGTTCCCGATGATGTTTACAAGAAAATTCCGGTAATTTTAGGTTTACACGGAAGGCCGGAAAATTCTTTTCTTCTTGATAAATATGATATTTCACCATCAATATCTACAATAAGGAATACTGTCATTAATGGTATATATGCTGATGTTTTTACATTTTGGGAAGAGCATGTGTTTTTTTGGAAATGGATAACTCATGGGCAGGAAATAAAATATATACCATCTCTTGTTGATTTTGATGAATATGATATATGTGGAAAGAAGCACGATTTTGGAAAGTTCTCCGGTGATTTAAATATAGTTGTTGCTGATATGTGGAGAGAAGATAGAACGCCTTTTAACCTTATCTTTTCTGCACAATTATTCAAGGAAAAGTATAACAAAGGTGCAAAACTTCACGTATACGGCGCACCTGTGCGTAAAAAATGTATGTCGTTTTTAGGGTCGTTACAAAATAATGGGGTGATTGGAGAGGTTGGCGGTGTAATCGCAAACCTTCCAGAGATATACAGAAGTGCTGATATTTTATTAACTCCAAATATTATAGCAACAAGGGTTATTAGAGAAGCAATGGCATCTGGTCTTCCTATCGTTTCTCCACATGGTTGTAAATATACTCAATACAATGCAGAGCCTCTTGACATAGAATCATTTGCAAGTGAAATAAATAGATGCAGTAAGGAAATTAGCACATCAAAAAGGATCAAAATAAGAGAAAGGGCAATGAGTCTTTTCGATAAGAAAACAACGGCTAATGCTGTTTTAAACATGTGTAGATCGGAAGAGCGTCGTGTAGGGAAAGAGTGTA